TATTTAGACTATTCTTCGTCATTAGTTTTAAGAACTGTTACAATCTTTTTAAAAGTAAAGTAAATGATTGCTTCAAAAACAGTGTCCACTAAGAAACCACCAATAACCGCAGCATTGATAATAACAAACACAAGGTTGTTTAAAGATGGTGATTCTAACATGTTTAAAGATAAACGGTATAATAGACCGCTACCTACTAACAATACAACTAAATCAAACACTAACGACATAACATATTTTCTTTTGATTACTTTCATGATTTAAATCCTCTTCTATCCTGTCCTTTTAATTCTACACTGTATGAAGTCTTTGAAATCCGAGAGTGTAGTCTTTTTCCTACGGCTTTCAATAGTTGGTCATTGTCTAAGTTTGAAGTATAGATATTTGTCTTACCTGCATCTATTCTAGCATTGATTAAACTCATAATGTTTTCATGCTCGAATTCTGTCAAACCTTTAGTACCAACTTCGTCCCAGATAACAATGTCTGCTGTCATAACATTCTTTTTAATGTAATCTACATAGTCACTCTTTTCGGATATGTTATCTTTAATGGCTAACATGTACCGAGGAACACTGATGAACAATGCACGGCATTTTAATTCTGTCTTTGACCATATCTTTTCAAAATAAGCCTGAACCATTCTAATTGACCAAGATGTTTTTCCATTTCCTGTAGTAGTTGAGTGAATGTATAAATTCTGACCACCCCTAACAAAATCCACTATAGACTCTTCAATACTCTTTAAGGTTTTATATGCTTCTAAATCTACTCCATCGTCATCTAAAAACAAATCTATTCGTTGTTTCTGTCTTTCCGAGATAAGGGCTTTCTTATACAAGTAATCTAATTTGAATTGTTTAATGTCTATCATATCTTATTATACAACGTTATTTAGAAAATAACCCTCCTCTCAGTTATTTTTATGGCACCCCGAACAGGAATCGAACCTGTGACCAACAGCTTAGAAGGCTGATGCTCTATCCACTGAGCTACCGGGGTATACTCAATAGAGCCGTTTTAAGACATGCTCAGGTCTTATGATTAAAAGATGGCTAAGATGCCAAATCCGATTAAGACAAGTGCTACTCCCATCAGTAAGATTTTAAAGAAATATCCTACTAAACTATCTGGGGCACTATCTGGGGTAAGATTCCAATACATGAAACCAACACCTGCCAGGGCAATAATCACACCAATAATTAAGTCCATAGAATCTCCTTTCTTTTAATTTTTAGTCTGGTGCCTGTTAGAGGATTCGAACCACTGACCTACGCATTACAAGTGCGTTGCTCTACCAACTGAGCTAAACAGGCATACATGGTCCTCTCGGGAAGAGTCGAACTTCCATCTCGCCCTTATAAGGAGCTTGCTCTGACCCCTGAGCTACAAGAGGATTACGTAACTATTATACAACTAATAGCTATTAATGTCAACAATTTATGCTAATGAATTTAAAAAACTTTCCAATTGACCAATGGTCTCAAAGAACTTTCTTATACCACCATTAAGAAACAAGTAAACAGTAAAACCATATTCAAAGGTGTCTATTTCCAAAGAATAACCATTAATTACACCTTGAACTTTTCCACCATAAAATCTTGCTTCAACCTTACCATATTTTTTTAAAAGACTTTCCATTGTGTGCATATTTTATTTTTTCCTTTATTAGAATTTCATTTTACCAAACGATTTGTTTGTCTTTACTGTTTCTGACTTGGGTTTATCCGATTTAGTTTTAGCATAGTTCTTTTCATATTCATTTATAGTCCACTGAAAAGAAATGTGTTTATGGATAATTGCTATCTCAATAAGCTTTAATTTGAGTTCCTTATTGCTTCCGGCATATTCGTCAAGATGTTTTTTAAATATTTTAACAGTAGAATGTTCAATATTGTTCCCCTTAGAATGTGCTCTTGCAGAATCAACCCAATCTTTTAAAGCTTGTAATATATCCTGGTCACCGTCTTGTAACTGTGATTTTATATACTCAAACTTTTCTTCACCCCTTAAGGGCATTGATGATGGGATACTAACGGTAATTGGTTTTATCGTTGTATTTGTACCTGCCATTAAACTTGCCACTATTTGAGTGTCTATTTTAATAACATCTTGATTATCCTTGTCTTTAATAACTAAGTTAATCTGTTGCCAAATAGAATCTATTTCAAGTTGTCTATCAATAGAGACAGTGGTACGCTTTTCAATGTAGCTTCTATCTACTTTAAAAGAATCACCGTTGACAAGTTTATCTTTTCTTTTTGCCTTGTCATAAATATTAAGTAACTCTGAACAATAAATAGCGGCATCTAAACCAAACATTTTAGCAAGGGGAATATTAACACTTACATAATTATTTGGGTTCAATAAATCTAACATATTACCATCTCCTTACTTGTTCTTAAAGAACTTATATAGATTGATTCTTTTGAACCAACGACTCTTTGTAAACACCGTACCAAACATATATCTTGATTGAGAATTACATTCTTTTGTAAATAATGTCCTGAGACCGTTATTAAACTCTTGAATAGATAAGTTATCGATAGGTCCTTTAAAGACATTCTTGACAGTGTTGTAATTAACTAAGTAAAGGTTTCTATCGTGTTCAAATAACACCATAACATGATTAGACATAACATTATCATTTAGAGATGTCACTAAGGATGTTTTATACCCAGCCTTTGTAAGTAGTTCATAGGCAGCTGCATGAAACCCATCACAGTCATCAAACAACTTGCTGTTTTGAAGTTGATAAAGAGCATAGTCAGGTGGAACAATAGCATCGCCAATTTCCTTAACACCGTCATAAGTATAAACAAAGTTTTTGATTAAAGTGTCAAGTTCTTTTTCAACATCTTTTATATCCAACTTAGTTGGACTGTGTTTGATTGGTTTAAGGAAAATATACCTGACTTTATACCATAAAGGCAGAAACCACATAACAACATAGAGTACAAATGCCAGTAATTTTTTCATATCTTAAAGACTTTCTTTTAGGGTTTTAAGAACACTTGGGTCACTCTTAATGTTCTTAAAGGTTCGTTCGATATAGTTTTTTAATTCTTTTTTAGGTGTCTTTGATAACTTAACAGCAATTTTAGCTAACTCATTTTTATCAACACCATATGTAGAATTGAAATAGTTGATATAACGGCTGTCAATAGTATTAAGATGTTCCACCACTTTTGATGGACTAAAGAGGTAGTCACGTTTTTTAGCATTGTAATTGAAAGTATCTTGATGTGCAATGGCATCAATAATCAAAGCTTGAACAACTTTACCACCACGAACAAGAGCTTCTACAATAGAAACACCTGCATCTTGAACACCCACGTCTTCAGTGTTTTGGATAACGATATCAGCTGCATCATCAAAAGTATCAACTTGTCTATCAATAGAATCTGCTAAATAGTTTATCTTTCGTTTGTTTTTATTAAAATGGGCATACCAACGTCGTCTTGTTGAAAAGAAACAACGGTTAAAAACTTTGTCAGGGGCATTGGGGTCTTTGCTTAAAGGGTTTGAGGGGTCTCGCCATCTGCGGTATTTAAGACCAATATCTAAAGACTCAGAAAGCCAAGAAACAAAATCTTCTAATTCCAGTCTAGCAAAGTCAGACTTTTCTGCAAAGTCAAAAACTTTAAACCAATAACGCAACATTAAAGCAGAGTAGTATTGGTCTCGTTTAACAGTATCATTAGCATCATCTGCATCACAATACCCGTTAGCAAGCTCTGTCTTAGACATTGATTGAAAATCACCTAATCGACTAGCACTCATGTAGAAACTGTTGTACATATCTTTTATCATGTATATTAAACCTCCTATGGTTTCATGATTGACATCTTACTTCTATTATATCACATCTTTAATGACTTGTCAACTATAAGCTATCGTGGTACTTAGATAAATCAAGTGTGTAATGAATATCATCTACATGGTTTAACCAGGCAGTGATAATCTTATTTCCACGTATGGAAACACTAATGTCACGGTCTTTATCGTAGGGCATTCTAACAACATACTTTGTAACAAAGTATTTATTGTCAGGTTTAATTTCCACTTCAACTTCAAACGGGTTAATTGGATTGGTCTTTAAATTTTGAATGCACTTTAAAAGACCTTCTTTGTTATAACCGTGTTTGTGGTCACCACCTTCTAAGTGTTCTTGAATATGTCTAGATAAAGACATTTTAGTTACATCAATTTTACTTTGTAACCAAGCAACAGTCTTTAAGACACTGTCAGGAATATGCTTCTCAATATGTAATAATTTAATCATCTTCTTCACCTCTTTCTTTTTTAGTATATCATAGCTTGTATACTAAGTCAAGCATTATTTATTAAAATTATTTCTGTTAAGGAATTGGATTGCCTCTTTAAGGTTGTTTATTTTATCATCCTTGCTTTTAACTTCAGGAATCACATTAGCTGGATTCTTTTGTGATTGAACCTTTTTAATGCTATTTTCCACCTTGATAAGCTGAGATGATTTTTTGTTTGAAGAGAAGTATTTAGATGCTTCTGGGTATGATGTAAACTTAACGGTTTCAAAATACTTGTCACCAGAAACTGTTTCATAATTATCAACAATTAAATAGTAAGTTGGTTCTCTAGTATCTCTTGTTTCTGATTCAGGTAAATCACCGACCCATCTAAAATTAAGTAAAGCATTTAAAATATTTCTAGCTAACATGTAAGTAATAATTAAATTAGAACCGTCAGGTGCTTTTTTATAAACAACAATTTCTGACATCCTATTTAAATTTTCTGATTCACCTGTCACAGTAAACTTACCATCAATAATATATTGAGAGTGTCTTCTTATTTTTACGTAAGCTTCTCTTCGTACATTATCTTTTAACGTGTAAGCAACACCACCTATAAAATTATGTGTTTTATCTGTATGGGGGTACACATTCGGTGTGAGAGCTAATTCATCTGCTTTTGCTTCATACTGTTCTCTTGTCATTGGAGGCATTTTAATTCTGTATTCACCATCTTTACTTCTGCCTGGGAACTCTGTCCACTTCTCACCTTTTTGTGGCTGTAGAACGTGGTTTTCATAATGTTCTTTAAAGTAGTCAGATGTTATTCCATGTAACCATTCTTCATTCAGCTTAAAATCTAAATCATATGCATGATTGATTGCATTATCAATTTCACGCATTAACGACTCATCAATAAGTTGTCTAAGTTCTTTTTTTGTCATGGCATCTCCTGTTATAAATAAATTGTGCAGCTCCTGTTTTTGTCCCAGCGGGTTGGTTACCGACGGTTTACCACAGAAACTGCTACTGGCCCGAACGTTGACGATTCAACTGCCAGCTCTGAAGGTTTCTTCCTTCCAATATCCAGTCCTGATTCTCTGGAAGTCAACACCCCATTACCCTGAGTGTTAGTTGGTCTGAGACCTTTTTAATCTCACTTTTATCCCGAATCCATCGGGTCCTGGTTATCACAGGAGGTTATCGTCCTCTTAATCGTACCTATATATTATATCATACTTTTAGACATTTGTCAAGCAAGAGTGATTTTATTTTTTTTATCACTTATCCTGACACTACTAATTATAACATAAACAAAAGTGAATGTCAACACTAATGTTCACATATAATTTAGCTAGAAGGTTGTTTCGTTCATTTTCAACGTTTATTCCTCTTCAATGTTTTTTGGTATTTTTTATACTCAGCATCTTTGGTAGATATAAACTCTTGAGGAAGGTCACCTTCACTAACAAGCCAGTCTAATGGTATTTGATAACAATAAATCTTGCCGTTAGAAGTCAGTTTACATTCTTTTAAAACCTTATCGCCATCAAATGAATACAGATAAGGGTACTTAGGGTCAACCACGAAGTAAAGATAGTTTTTACCTCTTTTAATATTCTTCCTGTCAACCAGAACCATCTTATCCCAATACCTTGGCATCCAGATAGGGCTTGCGTTCATCTTAAATGGTAACCTTTATGTTATCGTTATTACCACCAGACGTGCTGGTAGTAGTAGCTTCGTTAGTCACAACTTCAATCTTTTCAGGATTAATAAATGGCATCTCTTTCTTTGATTCTACTAAAACCCGGGTAGATTCATCAATATCATAGACAACCGTGCAAACCGTATCATCGTTAATGTAGGTTAACAGTTTGATAGACCAAGAAGGGTTCTTCTTAAGGTCATGGTTAATTTGCCCGATAATATCAACAGGTTTAATATTATTTCTAAAATCCCCTTGATAATATGAATAGTTTCTTACAATTTGTTTCATAATTTAAGTTTCCTTTCAATATGTTTTCAATATATTATACAATTATTTCTTGAAAATTACAACACAATTATGTTTTTTCTGTTATAAAGTGTTACTTTGTCGTTTCCAACGTATTTATCTAGCACATAATCTTTCATTTGAAGTGGGGTCATATCTAAAGAGTCTGCAATAATTTGAGAGAATTTAATCATATTGTCTAATGTTTCCTCTTCGTCTAAGGGTGTTTCCCCTAATACTGCTTGGGCTTCGTAAACTTCAGAAATAATCATTCCCGTATGGAAACCTTTGATTCCGTGTTTTCTAAAGAATTGGTCAGAGTGGCACCAGACAGAGATTGTTTCTTTTTCTTTTAACAAATCTGCATATCTGCTATCAATAAGATATCCCCCTCTTTGTGGATTAAGTAATCCTGAAGGTGTTCCATGACCAAGCATGATAATCCTATCGTGCTCTTCAATCATGGTTCTAAGGTCTTCTTCGGGAATGTTACCGTCATTAACAACTGTGAAGTCTCTATGTTCATAGATTAACTTTAACATGTCTGTGGTAGGGTCTGCTGGGTGGATAATAAGTGTTGCTTTCATTTTAAATCTCCTCTTTTATGTAATTTCTTAATATATTCATGGTGTCTTCGTCATTTGCATCGTCGACAATAAAATCACTGATGGCTTTCTTCTTTTCTAACAATTTAGCCACCATAACGTCTATTGTATTGTCAGCAATAAGTCTATAAATGAATACTGGCTCTTTAGAACCTATTCGGTGAATTCTATCCTCCACCTGTTCTTGTAAGGCTGATGTCCAGGGGGAGTCAAGGCAAATCATATACCTAGCACTCGTTAAAGTTATCCCTGTACCCACTTTACTGGTAGTTCCTATGAAAACCTTATATTTTGATTCATTTTGAAACAAATCTATGTTATTTGATACTTCTGAGTCTTTTAGGTCTCCTAAGCCTATAAGAGGATTATACTTCTTTAATGCCTCCTGTAAAAGATAAACAGGCTCTTTAAAGGTACTCATAATGACTACTTTGTCACCATTTCCCACAATTTCGTCTACAAGGTCAATAGCACGCTCTAATTTCGACGAAACGATAGGGGTTGAGGTCAGAACACTAGGACAACTCGTTGCTTGCCTTAAACGAGTCGTTAGGGCCAAAATATTGGCACTGTTAAGTTCTACCTTATCACATTCAGACTTAACCCCATCTTTTACACTGTCATAAAAGGCTCTATGCTCTTCAGAAAGCTCTACAAACTCATTTATAACGTTTTTAGGGGGTAAATCAAGTAAATCCTTAGTTCTTCTTAGGGAACATATTTCCAGCTCGTCCTTGAGCAAATTTAGGTTCTTAAACCCTACAATCTCATACCCTCCAAACCCCCCGAACTCACAATACTGGTTTTTAAAGGTTGTAACAGTTGCTTTTTCAACATCTATCCATTTTAAAGGTACAAAAGCATCTAAAGGGTTATTCATAAGGATTGTACCTGTACACGCTACTTTATAGCGGAAATCCTTCAATTTCAATAGGTTTTTGCCTTGTTGGCTTGACCATCCCTTAGCTTTATGGGCTTCATCAAAGATAATCATGTCTATTTCATTAACATTTTCCTTAAGGGCTTCTATAACTTCATTACTTCTTAAGGTTTCAATGTTCATGATGATAAAGAACTCATCTATCTTGCTTCTAAGCTGTTCTGCTCTCTTAGGTATGGTTTCCCACTTAACCTTGCCTTTGGAGTTGGTTTTCTTGCCTATAATGACACAATCCTTATTTGAGTGTCTTTTTATCTCTTTTTCCCAGTTTGCTCTCAGGGTTGCCACACCACATACTATAAGGCAGTGTTTAAGCCCACGTTGAGCGTTTAGCTCTTCGGCAAGGTAAATGGTCTGGAGAGACTTTCCGAGGCCTGGTGAGTCTAAAAGTAACCATTTATCATGATTTAAACCATAGGTTATACCTTCAAGTTGGTATGGGAATGGTTTTGTTCTATACTTTAAGACAGGTAAGACCTCTTCTTTTTTCTCATTTTCTTCTTTAATCGTCAGTTTAATGTCATCATAATAAACCAGGTTATCAAGTAAATAGGCTAAGCTTGTAACAGGAACTTCCCACAATTTAGTAGTTTTACCGTAGTTAGAAGAGCCACTTGATTTAATAATGTTAATAACATCTTGATTAAAAGAAAAAGAAAGGAATAACGAAGTATTCCCGGATAATTTGTTTGGTTTATCCTCGAAGATGTGTATCATCTTTTTTCTTTTTAGTTTTCTTTTAAAGATGACCTGTTTGAGTACACTACTGTTTTATAGTCCTCATCAAACTTAGCAAGTGAGGATTCTTTAGTAGAAAACTTAACTGCCCCTTCTACAGTGAACTTACAGTTGCAAGTATAGCAAGTAAATTCTTCTGTTAAATTAATTGACTCACCCAAGTAAAACTCAATTTTACCCTTTTTATCCCTGACAATGTTTTCTGGGTTACCTAACACTTCATCTGGGTAAAATACTTCTGCTGGGAGGTATTCTGCACCACATTTAGGGCAAATAATGTAATTTGGCTTATTTTCCATAATAATATTTAATTTCCTTATCCCTTATCTTATTATACAACTTTTTTATGAAATTAGCCTTCACAACTTACACAACCTTCACTCATAACCTTTTTACGAGACAGTTCTTGTGCTTGGCTCATGCCGTATTGATAGTATAATGTTTTAACACCCATATCGTGAGCATAAAGCATTAAAGCATTAATTTCTTTAACTGGAACACTGGCTGGCATCATTAGGTTGATAGATTGAGCTTGGTCAATGTATTCCTGACGAACAGCTGCTTGGTCAATAATGGCACGTGGATTAATCTCAGCAAAGGTCTTAAATACTTCACGTTCTTCTTGAGTTAAGAATTTAAGATGTTGAACCGAACCATCTGCTTTTTGAATAGAGTCCCAAATCTCTTCAGTGTCTTTGTCATATTTTTTTAATAATTCTTTAAGGTATGGATTCTTAATTGTTGTTTTTGACTTAGATAAGTCTTTAACATAGTAGTTAGAGAACTCAGGTTCAACGGATTGAGAAACCTGTCCTAAGATGGCAGAGGAACTCTTTGTAGGGGCAATCGCCATTAAGGTAGTGTTACGTCTTCCATAACCCTTAAGAATTTCTGGTTCACCAAACTTGGCTGCTAATTCAGCAGAGGCTTTGTAAGTTCTTTCTTTTAATGTCTTGGCAATTTCTAAGTTTTTCTTAGCTGCACTACGGCTTTCAAAAGAAAGCATGTTTGATTGTAAATAAGAATGCCAACCTAATACACCTAAACCAAGAGCACGATGTCTAATGGCAAAGTTTCTTGCACGTTTGTGATATTCTTTGCCTTCTGTCTTGTTGATGAATTCAGTGACAACAGTGTCTAAAAAGTAAGTAAGAACTTCAATCGCATCTGTTTTAATGATTTCTTCCCAGTGTAGTAAGTTAATTGAAGAAAGAACACATGTAAAAGTTTCATTAGGATTAGAAGGTAATGCAATCTCAGAGCACATGTTACTAGCAAAGATTTTCATATCTTTATCTTTATAGACATCAGGTCTTCCATTATTAATATTATCAGAGAATAAAATATATGGATAACCTATCTCACTTCTTCGTTGAAGAACTTTAGCCCATAATTTACGAGCCTGTTTATCACCATCTTTAACCTTTTGTAAGAAAGCATCAGAAACAGTGATACCGTGAGTAAGTCCTTGAATAGGGTTACCTTCAGTGCCAATGTCTAAGAATTCTTCTGCATCAGGGTGCTCGATGGGTAAATATGCACTAAAGAATCCTCTACGCACACTACCTTGCGACACAACAGAAGCTAAGGTGTCATACATTCTCATAAAGTGAACTGCACCACTAGATTCTCCACTATCTTTAATTGGAGCACCACGACCACGAAGTTCACCAAAATAACCTGAAGTTCCACCCCCACCTTTCATGAGCATACCGTTTTCAGCGTGTCCATATAAAATAGAATCCATACTATCTTCAATATAAGAACCAAAGCAAGACACAGGTAATCCTCTATCAATGCCATAGTTGGACCAGACAGGAGAAGAAAGTGAGTAGAATCCTCTTCCCATATAGTCATAAAACTTATCAGCATATCCAGGAATGCCTAAATACTCTTCTGCTTTGTTAGCAATTTGTCTAATTCTTTCTTCTGCAGTTTGTCCTTCCATTAGATAACCACGAGATAAGAATTTTCTCGATTCTTTGTTAAGCCACTCGAATGCCATGTATTATTCCTCCTTACTAGAATAAATCGTCTTCAGTGAATGATTTTGTTTTCTTAGAATATGCTGTGCTTCTTTTTACAAAGAAATCTACATTTTTAGTTCCCAGCATTTCTTCAGCAAACCATGCCGTCTCTTTAACTTTGACTTTATCTACTTCAAAGACTTCTTCTAAACCTATTGCTTTCATGGATTGATTAAATCTGTCTTTAACAAATTCCTTAACTAATTGTTTAGGCAAAAAGTCTAAATCACTATTACCATAAATCCAATCCACGATTTCAGATTCTGCTTCATAGGCATTTAGTGTAATCTCTTTTATTCTATCTATAATGTCTTGAGTAAACCAACGTGGATTTTCTTTTTTGATGATATTAACAATATCAAACCCAAATCTAGCATGAATGTCTTCTTCTTTAGAAGTTGCCTCTACCGCATTTGAAATTCCCTTGAGAACATTACGATGCTTGTTAAAAGACATCATGATTAAAAATTGAGAGAAAAGAGACACATTTTCAACGAACATAGAGAATAAAATAACATTTTTGAAATAATCTCTATCTTCTACTTGGTATTGAATGGCCTGGTCTAAATAAGCAATTCTCTTTTGAATGGCAGGAATTGTTAAGATTTTCTTAAATTCTTCATTTAATCCCATCAACTCTAAAAGGTTTGAGTAAGCATCAGCATGTCTGACTTCAGACTCAGCGAAAGTAGCACCTACACTTTGAACCTCTGGTTTTGGTAATCTATCACCAACTTTAGCCCAAAATGTTTTAACTTGGACTTCAATTTGTGAAATTGCTAACATAGCACGGTTAACTATTTCTGCTTCTTCTTTGCTTAAATTAACCTTTAAATCTTGAATATCACTAGTATAGTTAAACTCTGTATGAATCCAGTAAGAGTGTCTGATAGCATTAACATATTCTAATAAGTCAGGATATTCATAAGGTTTTAAGTTTGCTCTCTTTTTAAACACACTACGCTTATTGGCAACACGGTACCCAATATATTCCCTAGCAAGTTCAAAAAGGTCACGTTTCATTAAAATGTTTTCCACAATAGTGTGAATCTCATCTACGTGAATAACATCTAGCTTTTTAGCTGCTATTTCAGTAATTGCATCATTTGCTATGTGTTGAGGTAAAGAACCATAGTCTTTAGTACCAACACTTGCCAGTGCTCTTGTAATTGCACTTTCAATTTTAGCGTGGTTTAAAGATTCCACCGTTCCATCTCGTTTTTTGACTCTCATATTAAAGAACTTCCTTAAAGTACTTAATTAATTGTTCTTTTGTCTTAAATCCAACTTCACGACGATATCTCTTATCACCGTCATAAAAATCGAGGGTAGGAATACTTAAAACACCATTTTCTTCTGCTCTAGCTGTTTGTTCATCTACATCAACCATTTCAATATCAAAGCCTTCCTTTTGAAGGTCTTTAAGAATTGGTGTTAACATTTTGCACGGTCCACACCATGCAGCTTTAAAAGCGATTAATTTTGTCATATTTTTACATCTCCTTTACAATATGATATTTATCTGTTCACTATATTATACAACTTTATATAAACATTTCTTCAATTAACATATAGGAACCAGGATTAATGTTAAGTTCTCCAACATTAGCACCGCTTGTATATTTATATTGAAGTGTTAATGAAGTAGAAGCTCCTGTAAAATGTGTTCCTTCTAGTATAAAGAAAGAAGTCCCAACAAAACTATTAAGAGATGGAAGTTGTAGAGCACTGGAATCACTTGCAGAACTTGAAATGACTTTTAATCCCATTAAGGTAAGAGAAGTAGCAGTAGGGGTAGCGTTAGATACAGCAAAGAATGTACCATCGGGGTTAGGACTTCCACCAGTATGGTTGTTTATCAATGTAAAATTAACACCTGTAACATTTGTGCCACTACTTCTAGTATATGTTACATAAACTTTAAATTTATAAAAAGTATTTGTTTTTAAATCGGTTATTTGCAAGCCAGTGTTTGCATATGTTGTAGAGACAGTTAAGGTTTGTCCGGGAGAGTAATCATATTTAACAAAATCAACAAGTTTATTTTTAACAAAAGCTGTCGTAGCAAATGTAGTATTGTTTGAAGTTGTAGCAGGTGTTAAACCAGAAACTGAGCCTGTAAAAGTTGCACCACTTAAATTTGCTTTCAGGTTTAAAGCAGTTTGTATTGCATCTGCTCTAACTAGTGCTGTAGTGGAACTTGATAACGTTGTTTGAACTGAATACCCATCGTTGAGAGCATCACCGGATGTACCATTCCAAGTTGGAACATTTCCACTTGTTGACCCTAAAGCTCGTTTTTTAACTTGAGCATCATTTGTTACATTGCCCAAACCTACTTGTGTTTTTGTTACACTGTGTGGGTTGCTTGTTGAACTAATGTGTGCTTGAATGTTTGCATTGGCGGGTTCAGCACCAACCATTGTTGGAGTGATTCCACTAATAGTTCCTGTAAATGTTTTATTGCCACCAATTGTTTGGTCCCCTGTAGTATAAACACCATTAGTCACTGTTCCGGCATTTCCTGAAACATCTCCCGTTACGTTGCCAGTTAAGTTACCTGTAAAGGTTGTAGCAAAAACATTAGCATATACGTTGTCTGAAGCACCTATGTTGCTTGTATTATTTGTTGTGGGTGTGATATTACCTGTACCCGTAATTGCACCAGAAATAGCAGAGGTGCCATTAAAAGGTCTTCCCCATAAGTTTCTTGATGTTTCAAGTTGGGTAGCTTTACCTGCAATTAAGTCTGATTGATTTTCCCAAACAGGTGCTAAAGAACCACCAGCAGATACTAACACTTGGTCAAGTGTACCAGCAGTGATTGGAGCAAATACTGTATCAGCCGTATCTAAAGTTAAATCATTATTAATTTTTGGTAAACCTTCGACATCAGTTGCTACAAATTTTAACCTACTAGTTAAAGGTATTGCCCACGCAGATGGACCACCAGATAATAAATGTAATTCATAAACATCACTACCTGCAGCTGGGTTAATAGCTGTTTGGTGTAAATCAACACCTTCAAAAATATAGGTACCAGCATCATCAACGTCTAAAATTCTACCTGAAGGAGAAACTGTTGAACCAGAATCTTCTGTACCAACTAATGTAAAAGCTTTATATGTAGTATTGCCAGATTCACTTGTTTGGAAAGGTAATAACTTAATAGAAGCATATAAGTTTGTCCATGCAACACCGGCACCACCAACACCTAAAAATTCTGTTAAATTACTTTCAAAGTAATAACCATGAATATTAAATTTAATAATCTTTGTTGTTGAATTCCAATCAATAACAAAGCTATCCTTAGAAACAACTCTGTTTGTAAGGTTGGTAACATTGAATTCAGTATTTAATCTGGATTCAGGGTTATACTTAGTTGACCCAGAGGCGGGTCCTCTAAAGGCTGTTGGGTATACTTTTACTGCTGTACTTTTTAATTTTGCCATAATGGTTTCTCCTTATTATACAATTTTTTTATAACTGATTCGTAATCTTCATTGTCCAAGTAATCAATATATTTGATTTACCATCAGATTCAATGGGTTCATCTAATAGGAAATAAGCGATATGATTACTCCAACTTGTTGAGTTTTGGCTATACAATCTTACCACATTTATCTCCTCACCTGCAGAAACAGATGAAAAGGGTATTAAAAATTTAAATATAGCACTAGCATGTGTGTCACCTTCTGCTGAATTAGTTTCTATAGAAACGTTAGAGTAAGGTATAGCGTTTGTTGAAACTTGTTCTGCTACGGCATCTGTAGCACCATTTCCTAACATAACATACCTTGGTGCACCACCAGCATCAAAGCTTCCTATTAAAGCACTAGCCAAGAAAGAGAATAATGGTAACTTACCTTCGTTATGTGTTTTAATCGTTTTAATGGTTTTTTTGCCACGAACCAACTTAATTTCAACATTACCGATATATCCTACCGATGCATTTGTTTGTTGTTGTTTTTCTTTTGTTTTTGCCATAATTTTATCCTTCCTTAAATACTTGGCCAGACAATAACCGTATTATCTGTAACACCTTTAGTTGCATTATTTAGCTCATCTGTATCAAGGGTAACTAGTCCAGGTGTCACTGTTCCTAGTTGTGTGCTTGTATAGTTCGGGCTAGTAGCTATTGTATCAACTGATACAGCATCAGCACCAACTGTTTGACCTTCAATACTAGCAATAATGATTGAGTAATTAAATCCTGCTGGTAATACGTAATCTAACATATCTTCTAATAAAGCAATATCTTTTACTTCTTTAGGTATATAGATAAGTACATCTCTGTTGTAAATTGTACCTTCACTTGACACAGATGTAGAAGAGTCAACCAATACTTCAAACTCTTCATTTATGTTTTGTGCTTTTAGTAATACTCTAACACAGTCTTCTATTGATTTTTTAGTACCTTTAATTCTAAGAATACTTTTAAATGAGTTAACAAGTGCCACTAAATTAGGAACGTCATACTTGTGCTTAGATTCAAATCCTACAGTTTTAGTAACTAAATCTAAAAGGGAAGAATCAAAGTTACTGGATAAAGGTGTATTAACAATGGTGTCTGTTGCTGTTTTAGAAGCATTGAAAACACCTTCAAAAATTCTTCCAATCAATTGAAAGTCTCTTGATTCGTTGTAGTAATATTCAGGTACATTATTCTGTGTTTTAATCATAAATTATATCCTTGATGTTCTCACAATTTCAATGCTAGAACCTTCAAAATCTATTTGACTTAATGTAAACCTATTAGCTAAGTTATTGTTGTCAAATAAAGCTCTGGGGTCTGAGATGTCATCAAATTCAATTAAAGAAAAGCTATCTAGTGTTCCATTATAGAAGAATACTCCGTTTTCGTCTAGGGTAGCTATTTTTTCAAGAATACCGTTAGAATCTTCTACATCAGAAACAGTCAAGTTAAAGGATGAGTTATATCCCGATGTTAATGAAACAGGACTTAATTGAAGTATGTCTGTTCCAGTTGATGGTTCAGAAATGCTTAAGGAAAGTTCAGATATTGTATTAAATTCAATAATATTAATTCCTGGTGTTAATGCTAAGGTTGATGTATAAGATGTTCCAGAATTATATTTTCTTATACCACCTGTTCCTGTGGCATTTAAATCAACTGTTGTAGAACCACTTAAGGAGTGGTCCCAATATATCATTAATAATTGAGTTGCACCATCTTCACTTACCCTTGCTCCAACATCAAAGTAAGATACAACGGGCAAGTCAACAGTAGCAACATCTGAGGAATCAACTTCAAGATTTTGAAGATTAATTTGATAATATCCTGAAGGTCTCTTTTCAATATTTACAATCTTTCCGTCTGTTTCAGTATAGGTAGGAACCGTATAGTCAAATGTGAAAGCAGAAACATCATAAGAAGTTTGACCACTTAAGTAGGTAACTTGCATGTCTAAATCTTCACCACCTGCTTGTTGTAGTAAGGTATTAAACACAATGTAACTATTAATATTAACGTTACCGTCAAGAACTCTCACTATTTCACCACCTAAACCATCAGATAGTACTAGGGTTATAGTTTGATTTGTTAAAATCTTTTGTTTTAATTGTGGGCCAGAATTGAGGTCCAATCTAGAACGAATCTCCCAAACATAGGTTGAACTATATGCCGGTAATATTTTAGTTTCACCATCTATTGTATAAGAAATTTCCCAATCATTAGATACTTGAATCCAATCATTAGTAATATCACTTAAAGTTGCTTCACTTGATGCTGTTGTTAGTTTAATGGTATCACCTGTAGATAGGGTTAATATTGACATTTCTTCTATCTTTAAGTTGTATATATCAGGATTAAAGTTTCTATATCTCCAGTTATAGTTTTCAAAAGCTGCTAGGCCTCTTTCACTAACTGTGGTAATTTCAACTTTTTCTTCTACATCTGAGAAGATAATCTTCCATTTATTTAAATCTTCTGCAACAGTTGTGTTTAAGGTTAATCTTGTGCCACTTCCTAAAACTTCTAGTTCAGTTAAAGCACTATTAGAATACATAAAGAACTCATTTTCACCTAAAACTCTTTGATATCCAACTAAAACTTCTTCACTTCCTTCGCCTTCATAGATAGCGTCTGCAGATGTGAATAAAGCATTTTCACTATCTTTGGTAATCCAGTAGCAAGGTAAGGAGCTTGAAGTTAATGTTGTTTCAACAAAACGTCTCTTTTCAATAGATTCTTCAGTTCCAAGAGTGTAAAAATCTAATTCATCCACACCAAATTTAATCTTTTTAGTTGTAACAATTCCTGAAATAGAGTAGTCTGTAGGGACAGATAATGTCAAACCAACAGGTCTAAAAATATTCACAGTTGCAGGAACGGTTGAAACTAAAACAGATGTATAGTATTCTTCACCGGATTCTCTTTCTTTAGATATCTTATAGGTAATTACACTGTCAGATGTATATTTAATTGCAATGCTATTACTATTGCTATCAACATAGTTTACAATAAGGTATTCATCACCTGTGATAATATGCTCTTCGTTTTCAGGGACTGTAGAAGAAGGTGTTAAACCAGACCAGCGATAATTTACATAAGCAGGATAAATAACTTCAGTGGCTAGACTTGGGGCAATGGCTTGAACATATTCATTGTCTTTTAATGTATAACCGTTTAAACTATTAAATTCTGATTCCGGAATAGTAACTTCTGTAGTTAATCTAATGATATTCTCATGGATAAAGTCTGAATCTACAGAACTTCCTTCATCATTTAACAAAACAGCACTTTGACCAAATTCAAAGTTATAGTTATTGTTATAGTCAAATAAGGAGGCCCTTCCAGCAAGGATATTCTTTGTGAGTAGGTTTAAATATGGTTGCTTATTGGCAGGGTCAAGCAACAATGTTTCTGTCTTATCCTTTGTCATGACCTTAGTGTAGAGTTCAGGTTCTTCTAAAGAAACGTTTTTAATTCTTGTATCGGCACCTTGAATGGTTGTTAATAATGTGTCGAATGGTATTTCATAACCATAATCTAACTCTCTTGAATTAAATGTTCTGTATAAAGCATCATTAATGTTTGAAAGAATAGAGTTTTGTTCAAACGTGTTAACCCTATAGTTTGTAGAAATCTTAGCGTTTAACTTATAATAGTTTTTATATAAATAAACATCACTATCTAAAAGCGTTTTATAGTTGTGGGAAATGGTTTTAGCATCTTCAATACTTGCTTTTAACTCTGTTAAATCATTTAAAGGTAAGAAAGTGTTATTATAAGTGGTAAGATTATAGGAAGTTATAATAGGATTTAAAGGGTACAAGCATAAATCAAAAGGGGTAATGTCGGCACTATTCGAGGCATTAAGTTTAACTGGTCCAAATTGATTAAATGAAAGAATTTGATTTGAGTAGTTAATATCTGTTCTTCTGTCTGCCACTTGAACGTTAGAGACAATATTCTTACTGTCTGAGGTTAAAAGATTATAGATAGCGTTAGCATAATCACGACTGGTTACTAATGTGTCAAATGTTCCAACAAACTTCTTAAATGAGTTATATATTTCATTAATTGATTCAGGGTCTTGACCATTAACAGAATCAGAGAGATTACTAATTCTTAATACAGTAGTTTCACTTTGATTTTCATTTGTATCTGGGTAAACTGTAATAGAAGGATTACCATCAACAAAAATTTGTGAAGGAGAAGTCAATCTTGTTAAGAAACCTGCTTTGACGTTCCCACTAGAACCTGTTGTTCTAATATAATTAACAAATAATCCATCCCCTATAATACTTGAGATATCGGAAGGGAATTCCAAATAAGGAAGATTTTTTACAGAATCAAACCCAAACTTGTAAACTAATTGACCTGGTTCTGAAGTGTTAAGATTATTAATTCTTGTCCAGAAGTTATTAGTATCGGTAATTCTTTGAACAAAAACACCGTTTTCAGCAACAAACGATTCTGGGAAATAGAGTCTATTGTTATCATCAAGGTTAGCAAGGTGTATTTCTTGAACGTTATTAACTGTTAAGGGTTGTAATTTACCTTCAATAGCAGAGGCTCTGACCGTAACAAATCTTGAGTTAATAATGCAATCCTCTAACAATGTATAGGTTATTGAGTTATCTACATCGGTTACAGTTGTTTCAAAAGCTTTTAAGGTAAAGGCTTGGCCAGTTCCTAACTTGTTGCCAGTATACATAAACGATATATCAGAGGTTGCTGATTGGTAGTATCTTGGGAAGTAACCATTTATTTCTGCTAAGTTTCTCATTGAACTGTCTTGGGTAGCAGAAGGCATAAAGGCTTCTAAAATGTTTTTATCAATGTTGTAGTTAAGTTTATCACCAATAAAACCTAAAAGCTTCAAAAGAACAACACCTGGGTCACTTTCGTTAGATGTTGATGGGTCCCACTTGGCAGATAGCTGTTTTGCTAACTCCAATATTTCAGGGTAAAGCTTTTGAAAATCCTTATTTACGTAGGACTTATTGCTAATATTTAATTCTTCTTGGTTAATCATGTTTATTGCTCCTCGTTATTAAACAACACCAGATTGAAGGTATTTGTTGTGAAATCTAAGCGATTTGTAACTTTTATCGTTGCTTCTAACTTTGCCCTTTTTCCTGTTCCTGTTTGTGTAATAATGATATCCTTTCTATTAATAATGACTTGAGGTACAAATATTGATATTTGAGTATAAAGCTCATCTATAATGATATCCCTCAAAACAAAGTTATTTTGTTCAAAAATGTATCTTTTTATGGCAACACCAAACTGCGGGTCACCAACAAACTCAGTTCTTTCTGAACCTAACAATGCTAACAAATTTTGCATTGTAGACTGTGAGTCAGTCTTTGTGACATTGGTGGAGCTTGAGTTAAACATTTTTGGGAATTGTATACTTATCATGTGTTTTTCCTTATATCCTTATATTTCATATCATCTAATTTAGCGTTAATAAACACCGCCTAAACATTAAACTACCCCTTCTTCTTTCAATTTATTTAACATATTTTTCCAGTATGCTATGTCCTCTTCGGTCATTTGTTGATTTGACCACCTTGTCATCTTCTCTTTATCTTCGTTTGTAATTACATATTGTTGATTTTCTAGGAACTTTAAAGTCAAGTAATGCCACCATATGTTCTTAAAGGTTGACCTATAAGGATTAAATAAAGCATTTTCTAAATATCTCACTATGGCTCTTTTTTGTTGATTTTCGTAGTTTTTTATGTTATAATTAAATTGAAAGTCACCATAAAC